TCTTGGGGACCCAGACCTCGCGGCCGTCCTCGAGCTCGACCAAGAGGGCCTTGAGGGTCTCCTTCTTGCCTTTCGCGTGCGGGAAGGACTCGGTGTCAGACATGTGAGGTCTCCGCTTACGTCGCTTGCGCCTAGTACGCGCACTGCCCGCCGCCGTTCGCCGCGTTCGCCTTCCTGAACCAGCACCATTTGCAGTACTGGTTCGGCCGGGCCGGAAAGATCGTGTCCACCAGCATCGCGTTCGTCCGCTTCACCCAGAGCGCCTTGAGCCGCGGCACGTCAGCCGGAGTGTACTCGGGCTCCTGGCCGTCCGGCGGGTGGAAGACCCCGGCGTCGAGGAAGGCCAACCGCACCTTGACCTTCTTGACCTTCGGGAACTTGAGCAGCGCGGCGAGCGCGTACAGCTCCAGCTGGAACATGTACTTCTCGACGTTCTCCGAGTCCTCGCGATACTTGCCTGTCTTCCAATCCCAGATCACAAGCGTGTCCTTGCCCTCGGTGAACGCCACGTCTGTCTTCACACGCAGCCACGCGTTGTTCCAATCATCCCACGTGGTCTCCGCCCAGCCCTGGGCCGGGCTCTTGAAGGTCCAGGTCTCCTCCACCACGACGCCGTCGTGGTTCTTCTTGGCGTACCGCTTACGGAGCATCTTGAACTCCTCCGCGAAGCGCTCGAGCTCAGGCGGCAGCGGCGAGGCCGGGATGAGGCCCTTCACGTACTGCTCGGCGGCCTCGCCGATCTTCGCGCCGCGCTCCATCTGCGGGCTCGACGGCTCCTTGAGCTTGTCGATGAACGACAGCCGCGCCTTCAACGGGCACTGAGCGTGTTTGTCCCAACGGCTGAATGACCACGCGGTCAGGACCTTGAGCTTCTTAACGGGCATTAGCGCGTACTCCTTGGGGCGTTATGCCCGTTGACTCGCGGAAGAGACTGGTTCAGCTTAGCTAGGCGCTTCGCGTACCGATGTCGTTGAGCTCGCGTGGGTGGCGGGAAGTTCTTCCAGACCTCATGCTCCTTCTGGTGGCAGCTCTTGCACAAAGTCTCGCTGTTCTCAGCTGAGTTATCGCCTCGATCGCGGTTTCGATGATGTACCAGCAAGAAGCGCTTGCTTGCGCAGCGTTCACAGGCTTTCTTCTTGTGCTTGCGATATGCGCCGCAGTCGTGGTTTGGTGCGCTAGGATCCCAGCTGTGGTGGGTTGGACCTGACCCCTGCCCGTTGCCGGTACCGACACCTGGTTGCTTGATCCGCCCATGCGCTACAGCCCAGTCATAGGCCCGCTTGCTCAGAACCTCCCGAGTCCAGACCTTGGCTTTGCAAGCCGCGCTGCAGTACTTAGCACAATGGCCTGTCGGCTGAAAGACCTTTTGGCAAACAACGCAAGGCTTTGGTTTGATCACTCGCATCGCAGATACCTCGACCAGCTACCCTACCTTGTGCGTGTAAGAATGTAAACTTCTTTTCTTACTCGCACTCCTTCATCGTCGTCCAGCTCTCACCAACTTCGCCGTCAGAGACAACAGGCACGTCCAAGCCGCCTGAGGCGTGCATACACTCGCGCAGGACCGCCATGGTCTCCCGCCACGACGTCTTCGGCGCAGAGACCAGGAGCTCATCGTGCACCGAGGCCAAGAGCTTCCCTGGCGTGCCAGCTGCGTGGAAGGCAATCATGGCATCTTTTGTCTGATCAGCGGCCGATGGTTGCACCAAATAGTTCAACATTTTGTAAGCGAACGTTCGGATCTTCCCGTCCACGATCTTCGGCGGCTCCACATAGTACTCACGACCGCCGATCGTGTGGATCGGCTCATTCACTGCTGCGCGCCGATTCAGGTCCGCGATGAGCGCCTTGACCCCAGGCAACGCGCCGAGATAGGCCGCCTTCAGACGCTTGGCCTCGTCATAGGCGCAGCCCAGGCCCAAGGCAAGCTTGGTCAAGCCACTTCCGTAGAGGATGGAGAAGCCGATCGTCTTGGCATCCTTGCGGGTGATGGGAATCCCGGTGGTCTTCGTAATCAGGTCCGCGGCGAACTGGTGCAGGTCCAGACGCGGATTTGCCTGGTAGGCAGCCATCATCGGACCGTTCTCGAAGTGCGCGAGGATCCGCAACTCCTGCGAGGAGAAGTCTCGGCCAAGAAGCAGGTCGTGCGGGAAAGGCAACACATACCGCCGAACCTGCGGAAGCTTTGGCAGGCCTTTGAACGGCGCAGCCGGGAGCTTAAGCTTTCGCTGCTCCAGCGCGGTGACCTCGTGCTTGAACCCCGGCTTGAAGGTCAGCGGGATGTTCTGAAAGTTCGGTGTTGAGGACAGCCGACCGGAGCGCGTGCCGCCGCCGGTGCCTCGTACCTGGTTCCAAGAGGTGAAGATAAGACCCTGCGAGGTCTCAGCGGTCTGCAGCCAGGGTTCCATGAAGGTATGCAGGCAGGTCCCGAGCTGCGTCCGGTAGGTCAGCGTCGCGAGGAGCTGCAGATCGGTCACACCGAGGAGCAGCGACTCCTTTGCTGTGCTGACCTTGCCGGTCGCGGTCTTCGGCATCTTATCCGGATCGCAGACCCCCGCAGTAACCATCGCCTCAACCAGCTGAGCACCGCTGTCCAGATTCAGCTCGGGACCCGCGCGCAGCCGCTTCAGGCACCAGGCATCGAGCCGCGCGCGCCAGTCAGTGTAGCTTGCGACGTCCGCGCGCAGCTGCGCTAGGTCCACCGGCAGCCCGCGACGCTCAGCCTCAAGGAGGATCGGCATCAGCCGCCGCTCCCGGTTGTATGCGTCGAGCATGCCGCGCGCGACGGTCCGCGGGTAGAGCAGCTCGAAGAGCTTCACCGTCCGATTCGTGTCGCCGCACGCGTACCTGCCGACGAGGTCGCCGGGCGCATACGGGAGGTACTTCATGAAGTACGTCGGCGAGCTCTCGCTCTTTGAGATCTTCACGCCGGGCACCGGCTGATGCGCGAGGAGCCAGTCGCAGACCTCGTCCTTCTCCTCCGGCGGCATGTTGAGGAGCCGCTCTGCCGCGGGCTTCAGGGCGAGCTTGGGCTGGTGCGGGTCATCGAGGAACAAAAGGTACATGGTATCCTCGACCTTGTCCCACGGCAGCGGCGCGAGGCCGAAGAACGTCTCCGCCTCGTCCACGTCAAACTTGGCGTTCTGGCAGAGCAGGCCGTGGGTCCGTGCGTACCGCCACGCCTTCGCGAGCGCCTTGCTCGCCTGGGCGAACGTGCAGCTGTTCGCCGACGCGTGGCCCCAGGCGTAGTACCTGGGCGCCTCACCGGGGTACTGGATGGCGACGCCGCAGGGCTTGGGCGGGTACGCCGGGCGCTGCTCGATCGCGTCTGACTCGAAGTCCACACAGACTGGGCGGGGGAGATTCACGAGAGCTCCTCGGACGGGATGATCAGCCGCGCCTTGAGCGCGTCTCGCTCTGAGCGTAGGCTCTCGTTCAGCTGATCAGCCTCGGTAAGACTCTCCCGAAGAGTCTTGACCTTCGCTTGCTCAACCTCCAGCTCTTCACGCACCTTCGCTCTATCTACCTCCATCACACCCAGAATCCCCTGGTGCTTGAGGTGCTGCGCCGCAAGCCTTTTGCCCACCTCCTCCGCGCTGACCATCTCAAGCTCAGCCGCGGCCTCGCGCACCAGCTTGTCCGGCACACGCTCCAGGTTCCGCATCATCTCATGACCATCCTCGCGGTCGCCGAAGACGCAAGTCAACCGCTCAGCGGCCTCAGCCAGGCTAGGCGCCACCGTACACCCGGTAGAGCCGCACGGCGTCTGCGCGACGCGGTTCAGGCGCATGGCCATTGCCACAAAGATGGGCATCTGATATTCTCCGAGAAAGGAAGCCGGTTCACTCTGGAACCGGCAAGGTCACGTCTGGGTTCGCGCGGTTGACCCCGTGACGTCTTGGGGCGGAGCCGGGAGATGGCGCAACCGGCCGCGCGGATCTTGCTAGTACCGGCTCTGGCCGCCCTTGCTCGGAGGCTGGCGGGACTGCTTCTCCTGCTTGCCCTTGGCCGGAGCAGTCTCCTCACCGCCGAGCTGGTACGGGAACTCGATGAGCTCCTTGGCCTCCTTGGCGCGAGCGCTGATCGCCGCGAGCAGCTCGTTGGGCACCGTGCCGAGCGCCGAGAAGCTCACGCTGATCTGCTTCTTGGGGTCCGGGGCGACCTTCACGAGGGTGAAGACGCCGAACGGGGGCCGCTTGAGCGCCGCCGCGAGCTGCTTCACGTACTGTGCGAAGCCCTTGAGGCCGGTCGGCGAGAGGCCGAAGTAGCCGACCTGCGCGGTCTGGTAGTGCTCCGGTGCCTCGATGGGAATGAACTTCCCATCCTTGCCGAACTCGCCCGCGCTGATCATCGCGATGCGCCGCCGGTTGGAGCACGCCTTGCCCTTGCCCTTGTCCGCGCTGCCCCACTCGTTCTGCGGACAGCCCTTGCAGGTCTCGTGCTTCGCGGTGCCGGCCTCGACGACCAGCTTGTGGGGGGCCAGCTTCAGCTCGTCGCGGCCGAATGCGTAGCACGACGGGCTCTCCGGGTTGTCCGCGTCGAAGTCGCCCTCGTAGAACTTGTTTTCCAGGATGTGGTCGAGGATGACCACCCCCATCTGCCCGCCCGGGAGCGCGGCGCCCTGCCAGGTGAGCACGCCCGCGCGCGTGCTGAAGAACTGCCCGCCGCCGGCGTTCGCCTCCATGTCCGCCGCGAGCTTGGCCGCATTGGCCAGCTCCTGATCCCAGTTCGCGAGCGCCTCGGTCTTAGCTTCCACCTTTTCCTTCGCCATGCTGTGGTGCCTCGTCGTACGGGGTAACCCGTCACGTGTCACTGCGCCGGAGGCCGCCGGCGCGCGGTGTTCAGATCTTGTTAATGCTGACGCCGACAGTGTTGAACTTGCTCACGCCGGGGATCTCCTTGCCCTCATCCCACATGTCGCGAATCGCGGCGTCGCTGAGCCGCTTCTGAAGGAGATCGAAGCGATTCGTCTTTTTCACGAACGCGAAGAGCTTGTCCTGGTCGTCGATGCGCGGCTGCTCCTTGCAGACCACAGTCACCCTCGCGAGCTTCCCCG